CGGCTCCACGCCAAATTCCGGGGCCAGTTCGCAGGCCAGATTGTACCGGAACGCGCGCAGGTAGCCTGGCGGGAACGCAAGGTCCGTTGCCAGATTGGCCGGCGTGCTCAGTTCATCCACCGAAACGATGTGAAATTCCAGCGCTCTGGTCGGCACCGGGTACACGTACATCTCGATGTTCGGGTAGGACATATTGATCCACAGCACCTGCGGGTAGGTGCTGGTGACGGTCTTGACCGCAATGCCGTTGTACTGCTGCTGGTTGATCAGCTTGAGGCCGTAGGAAATGCCGTTGGCCGGATCACGGAAGTAGGTGGCGTCATCCACCAGCACCGGGCGAAGCCCAACGATGCTGCCGGTTGGCCCTAGCGTGCGCGACTGCGTACTTGCGGGCCACGTAACAACTTGATCTTGGGTTGAGAAAACTGCCAGACGTTCAGTATTCCAACTGTCGATCATCTGGTTCATGGCGTTCAGCGCGTCCTGCGCGGTTTCGGAGGACGGGGTTTCGCCTTCCGCCAGAACGCCCAGAAGCCGCAAAGAACCGTAAATGATGTCGGCAGTTGTCGTCATGCTATTCGTCCTTCCGGGGGCGGCCGCGCCGGCGCGGCGCCTCTGCCATCACGTTAGCTTCAACCTCGTCGTCTGGCAAGATTGCGTCCGGCTCCAAAGCATCGTCATTTTGGAGGTCTTCTAGCGCAAACCGGCGCCACCCGTTCAATTCGTCATACTGCGCTTCAGCCTCCATAGTCGCGACTTTGACGCCGTGCTTGGGGTGCATAAGGTAGATCGTGGTCATGGTGTATCCTATGGATTAACGGGCGGCCCGAAGGCCGCCCGCAAGGTTACGCGGTGGCAAACACAAGCGTGTAGACCGGGAAGGTGACGGTATTGGCAAGCGTGCCAGTGGCCGCCGCACGAATACGCAGCCGGTCGCCACGGGTCACAGCAAGACTAGCCGTGGTTCCCGTAAGCGTCAGATTGCGTCGTGCATTGGCGGCCAGCGCGGTGCCACCCGTGGCCTTGGTCGTGTTGGCGTCGGTTGCAGCAAGAAGTGCGGTGCTGTCCGAGCCAGCCTGGCCAAGGTTCGTGATGGAAAACGTGATGTAGTTGCTGTCGTTCGCTGCCAGAGCATCAACACCGGAAAATAGTACGGCGCTCAATACTCCGGTAAACGGAACGACAACATAGGCGTCAGAATTGCTAGTCGTGGCAATCGTGGCGCCCTGCACCTGCGAAGACGCGCCCTGAACAATGTTCGAGGCGGTGCAGGAGGTCGCGTCGATAACGGCGCCCGTAATGGTCGTACCAGCGACCAGTTCAGGATCTGCGTAAGCGACACCAATAGGCTTGGTATTCGGCATTTATGCCTCCTTAAAGGGTTAGACCCCCGCCGGAGCGGGGGCCGTGTTGCTTACGAAATTGCGTACAACGCCCAAGTACCGTCGCCGGTGTCGCGAGCGCGGAAACCGCGAACCGTACCGGCTGCGGCCGCAATGGTCATCAGACCCTGCGAACCAATTGTCCAGCCGGTGTTGGTCGTCATGGTGATGACGCCAGAGCCGGTGACATTGATAACGCGGAAGTCAAAGACCGTACCGACCTTGGAGTTGGTCAGCAGCGCATCAAGGTCCGAGGCCAGCGGCAGCGTATACGCCGCCGTGGTCGTCGGGGAGCCGAGGATGATGCCGTTGACCAACTGAGCCGCAGTCAGCGTCGCGCTGTCCGTGGCAGTTGTGGGGGCCGCAGCAACGGAAACCTTAAGCTCGTTCAGGTTGCCATCATTAAACTGATAGCCGCCGCCTACAGTAGGAATAGCCATGAGGAAAAATCCTTCTTGATTGAGTTGGTGCAAGAAAAGGCGCTGGTGTTACCCAGCGCCCAAACCATTAACCCCAGATACGGCAAGCCATCTGCGGGCGGATGACCGCGTAGCCATACAGCACGTCGATGCGGCAAGGCATGCGGTCGTTGTTGATGTCGTACTGGCGCACAATTCGCATCGAGATGCCATTGTGAACCTGGCGGGAAACCATATCGACGCCGCTCGGCAGGAGCAGGTCAGCCGTGGCAAACGAGATCGCGTCCTTGTGATAGACCAGGTTCTGCGGGTAGGAGGTCGAAGCCGCGCCGAGGAACACTACAGCCTTACCAGTGATGGTGAGGGTGCTGACCGTAGCCAGAGCGTTCGACGGCGAGTAAAGCGCCGGCGAGACAGCCAGCGTCACCGCGCCGCCAGCGGTCGAGGTGTTGGCGGCCGTCACGACGAACTGCTGGAGCGAACCAGTGCTTTCGCGGGTCTGCGGGTTCACGGAGTAGCAGTCGGCTACGGTGAACACGTCGCCCACCGTGAACGTCAGCGCGTTACCAGCGCTGGCCAGGACGATAGTCGATGCGCCTTCTGCGGCGTTGCCGTTGACCGTAGCACCCGTGGCAGCGCGAGTGCCCGTGGTGTGCAGCTTGATCGACTGCGACATGTTGATCTCTTCGTAGCCGAGAACACCTTCGCCCATCATGCCGTTCTTGAACTGGCGGGAGATCGTGTCAACGGGGTTGAAGAGGCCCTTCATGCCTTCGACCAGACCGGCGTTGGCGGCCGGGTTAACGGTTGCGTAGCGGGTCGGCATCATGGCAGCGTACTCGTTCAGCTTCTGCTGGGCCTGAAGCAGGACAAGCGAAGTGGCCGGGGTCGTGCCAGGAGTGCCGACGGCGGAGAAGATGCCCTTGTAGGAGTTGGCAACGTCTGCGTCGATGGACGAAGCAAGCTGCGAAATACGCGGCTTCAGCACGCGCTCGGCAAAGTCGTCAAGCTGCATGGTGAGTTCGGCCGACGTAAAGTTCACGCCGATGTGCTTCTGGTTGTTGACGGCGAGCGTGGTAAACTGCTCGTTGTCGTCCTGAACCTGAAGGGCTGCACCGTCAGTGACCAGAGCGCGGTCGGGCAGACGGATGCGGAGGGTCGAACCGATCTTGGCGCCTTCGACAGCGAAGCTGTCGTCGTACTGACGGTTCACGTTGCGGGTGATCACCAGGTTGTTCTCAAGGATTTCGAGAGCCTTGCGGGTGATCATGTCGATGGTAAGAAGGCTGTTAGCCATGATGTCTATGTCCTATGGACTAGCGTCTGCGGTTAGCCTCGTACTTCTTGATCTGGCGCAGCCGTTCCGCTTCGATCCATTCCGACGTTGACATGTTCTTCACAGAACGTGGGTCGGTGGTGTCGTATGCAGGCGTACCTGTCGAGGTACGGGCCGTAACCGGAGCAATCGGTGCCGGGGCGGTGGAAGTTTTCTTAGCCGGTGGATTGGAGCCGAGATTGGCCTCAATTTTTCCGATTTCCCGTGCCTGCAAGAGCGGTGAGAGACGCGCAATCCGTTCGGCTTCCTTGGGGTTCGATCCGAGGTAATAGATTACATCGGGACCGTTATCGGTTGCCTGAATGGTCTGCGCCATCGTTTCCGTGACGGGGAGTTTCGGATTGTACGCGACCTGTTCAAAGTCGTCGTACTTGTTCCGGGCTTCCTCTTCACGGTCGTGATAGGCGTCGAGCGTTGCTGCGCGTTCGGCCTCTGCGTCACGCTTTGCCAAGAGTTCCTGGGCTTTGCGTTCGGCAAGGGCGTCGGCGTAGGATGGTGCATCGGCGAAGTCGTCAGCTTTCAGCGGTTCCGTCGGAACGGGCTGGGACTTGGCTTTCTGCGTTTGCTCGCGATCCCATTTCCGTTGTGCTTTTGCGAGGCGCTTGCTGAAAATTGCATCCACTTCTTCCTGTGTGAAAGATTTGGCTGCGCCCTCAGTTTCGGGCTCCGGCGGTGTATCTGTAGCGGCAACAGGTTCAGCCGTGGGGGCCTGTTCCGGCGCGGGCGCACCCGCTAGTTCGTTCTCGGTCATCTGTTAACCTTTCGGTTCCTGGCGTACCCTGCCAGTAGGGTTGAGTTTGTGTAACACGATTTGTTACGGTAGTCTATACTTTCGAAAATGCTTGTGCTTCCGCGTTTAAGACACGTTGCGGCCAATACCGCAATGTCCGCACAGCGCCATTTAGAAAATTACTGCCGTCAGAACCAATACGCGCTTGCGTAACTGTGGGCATTGTAGCTGTTGCGGTAGTTACGGGCGTTGCACCGTTTTGCGAAACCGCGCAACTGTTGGTGGCAAACGCCGCGCACAAACCATATTGAGTGTTTGCTATTATAGTGCCTGCGTCGAGTTGCGCCTGCGGGGCGCCGCCATCAACAATATAAAGTTCTGGGTTGGCAACATTTCCGCGCAGCGCAATAATCTCGTTTGCAGTTGTATCATCAAGTTGCCAAATAGGGCGTGTTCCAGTTGCTAGGCTAGGTGTGACAACGGCAGCCAAAGCAGCAGAACTTGACACATACCAACTGCTGAAATTGGTTCCCGTCATGCTGACAACGTCAGCGTTTCTTGTCAGGCTTGTGGTCGTCGTTGGAATGTAGCTGGTGGCAAATGCGCCGAGTTCAAGCTGAACGCCCCACACATAAAGACCTGACGCGCCGTTGCCAGCATAACTAATGCTGCCCGCATCGTTAGCCATATAAATCACGGTACTAAGCGCAATTGACACCGAAGTGGTGTACGTCATCGTGCAGCGGAAAAAGCCATTTCCTGCGTCTGTAACAGTACCTGTAGCGCCGCCCACAACCGTAGTGGCAGTTTGAGCGGTCAAGTCTATTAAAACCGCGTACGGAGTAGTTACAGTCTGTTGAATACGGAATTTTGTGCGGCCAGCAGCTTTAGCGTATAGCGAGACAGTATACGTTCCGGCGGCGCTGGCTATAGTAGACGTAGACGCATAATGTGTAGATGTAGCAGTATCTTCGCGTATCAAATCGGCATTTTGAACATTTGATGGGGAAACAACAGCATCGTTAACTATGGACGCATTAGACGCAGTCCACGGAAGCTGATTTAGCTGTTCCGAATATAAGCAAATATTTTCGCGGCTTTCTTCAATCAAAAGACCGCGACAAGTCCCAACACTGGTCGGTGAGAAATCAAAACGAGGAAGATTAGCGTTAACTGTTTCAATATAGCCGCTGCTATTGACGCGTGTAGCTGTGTTGAGCGCGCGGGTTACAGTTACTCGGCTGTCCAGAGACGCGGTTGTAAAGTCCAGCGCCATGCGCGGCAAGACACGTTCAGTAGCAGTCGGGCTGTACCCTGGTGTTATCATTAGGTCATCGCTTTCCAATCAGCGGATGTCAAACCGCTGGATTTGTACCATTGAACAGTATCGGTACGCAAAAGTTCTTCGCCAATATACTTAGGAACGATTACGCCGACAGGATTAGCCGCATATGTGCGATAACCTTGCTGGGTCATAGGCACCAGAGCGTGAACTTTTGTAGCGAGCGTAACAACGCCGCTGCCAACAGTGGCAGACGTATCTAATGTAACGGAGCTATTATTGGACGCTTTGGCAAGAATTTGGAATTGGACAGTAGCTGAGTAAAAGCCTGCGCTGGCAGTAACCCAATCACCAACATTAAAGTTAGCATATGCGCCGACGCTATTGGTGACAATAGGGCTGCCTAACAAAGAAGTGCCGTTAGCTATTGAATATGCGACGTCATTTGAGTGGCTTGTTGACCACCACAAAGCGGGAGCGCCAGTTTCAATATTGCTGTTAACGACAATTTCGCTAGGCGTAAGTTGCGCCCCGTTAAATGTCCAGCCAGAAGATACAGCGGTTTTGAGACTTCCAATGGGCGCGGAAAAATTACCGCTAGGATCGCGATAGGTAAGTTTGTCGCCCCAGCTTGCATCGGAAAACAACTTATTTGAAATGACGTTTGTCCGGTTTCGCGTGACAAACCCAATTGAAGGAAAATTGGATTGTATGGTGTTCCAGTAGTCACCGTTAGGCGCCAACATCCCTTTAGGTTGGAATGCCATGAGCGTTATGACTTCTTCGTCTGCAATTGCGTTGGCAAAACAAAAATTTGGGGTGCTTGCCCAATCGCAATTTGAAATTACAACGCTTGTGGTTCTGGCTGTGGTGGCCAAAAACGCACCGTAATTTTGGCCAAATACATCCGTAAGGCTAACATTTCGACATGCGCCCAAGTTCATAAATACTGTGTTTACGTGCGGCGTTGATTGACCGCCAATAACAGTACCGCCGTTTATATAAAGAGAGCCCGAAGGAAAACCGGGGTACACGCCCTCAAGACCAACACGTATGGCTTGATGTCCCGCTGTGTCAGTGCGCGGCGCGTTTTCAATATAGATGTCGGACACCCATATGTAATTTCCGATCTCCTGATGCAACGCGGTGTCTACGGTTTCAATGAGGCAATTGTTGAGAAAGAGGCCCCAAATAGAGTTAGCTGTTGCGTAAACGCCAATTCCGCCTTGTCCAATATAACAATCGTGGAAGTTAGTGGAAGTTGCGTTAATGCCAAACGTTTTTACGCATACAACGCCATAATCGGTAAACCCGCTAAAATTGCAGTGGTTCACAACGCAATTTAACCATGCGTCTATTTTCACGCCTGCAAGAAAACCCGCGTAACCGTTGAGGTTGTCTAGAACCATACCGTAAGCGTAAGGGAGGTCGATGATTGCATCAATCAGACTTCCAAATCCGCGAACAGTAAACCCACCAAGGTAGACCCCAAACACATATGTTGATGGCGTAGACGCCCAATTAAATACATCGCGTCGTGTTGCGGGCGTAAAAGCAATTCGCGTTGTAGCTTTTGAATAGACTGGCGCAACAGTTTTGTCGCCGTAAAGCACTGAGTTTTCGTACAGTTTCAAAGTATCAGTAATAAGATATGTGCCAGGAGGCATGTAAAGCGGCTGTCGGCTGTCCAGTGCTGCCTGAAAAGCTGCCGTGCTATCTGTAGCTCCAGTCGGATCAGCGCCGAAGTCTTTTACAGATACCGTCTGCGCTAGTTTGGCCTCGACGTTAGTTGCGACACTGTTCGTAAACGGTGGAGTATAGTTGACCTGTTCGGCGTCGATAGAGTTGACGCCGATGATGTTGTCGTAAGACCCAATTTGGACGTCCGTTGAGGTCTTGAGGATGAACTTGTACTGAAGCCCATTGGTCAGCCAGATCTCGCCCGTCGGCACGCGGCCAGCCGCGTCCAGAATGATCGGATTGGAAAGCGGCGTTGTGCCAGCAGAAGACGTGTAGGTGGCCTGCGGCGTGGTGGTGCCTGCCGCGTATGTGTAAATCTTGCCCCCCGACAGCACGTTGCCGCTGTTGTCGAAGAACTGCGCAGCCGCACCGCCGATAAAAGAAAGATTAACCGCCATGCTTAGACCCCGAGGTTGCCGGCTGCGAGGAACGTATTCGCAACGGGGCAGATGAGAGAAATGACCGCGTACTGGCCCATTGTGCTGAACAGGCTGGAGTAGGACACCAGCGTCTGGCCGCCGGCAGCCACCGTGACCTTGCCCGCGCCGCCCTGGATGATGGTGCAGGAGAAGCCAGCGCCTAGCCCTGCAGCGCAGGTGATGGTCACTGCTGAGGCGCTGGTGCAGTAGATGATCTTGCCGTTGTCAACAGACGACAGCGTGCGCGTGGTGCCGCTCTCCGTCAGGATCGCGTCGGCCGTGATGATGTAGCCCGCAGCGGAGGCTGCGCCAGCAATGTTGAGCGGAACCCCCGTGATGCTGATCATGCGTAGTAACTCACATTGACTTTGCCGCCAGCCACCGTGTTGATGAAGCGGATTTTGTTGAGGTCGCCATCATACAGCAGCGACGTGCCGACATAGATCGGCATGCCGACCGAAGACGTCGGGGCGGTGCCGTCATCGCGCCAGCGGACGTTCTGGATTTCCGGGGTGACGACGATGAATGTTGGTTCCTGCTGCGAGCCATCGGGTGCAAGAGCGGGAACGGTCAGACCCGTCGAGGTGTCCGGCGTGATCTGCTGGTAGCCCAAACAAACGGTAGTGGTTTTGAGGCCCATAGGTGGCGTCCTTATGCGAGGAACTTCAGTTTGTAGATGGTTGTATAGTACAATCCGACAATTTCGTCGATGACGTTCTGAAGCGGCGTGCATTCCCGGTCAACCACGTCGTACCGGGTCTTCTCGATCTGTTCTGCCTGCGTCTCAAGAAACGTCAGCACATTGCTGGACTTGTCCGCAGACATGAGCGCGATCGGCCCGATCAGGCCGTACTTGCCCTGGTACATCTCGGCAAATTTGTCCGCCAGGTCAATGATCTCCGGGTAAAACTTACCCAGCGCCTTGTGTTTGGCAAAAGACCGCGTGTTGAGGTGCGCCGAGTGCGTCACGTCACGGGCCAAAAACAGCAGCCCAATGAACTTGTCGCAATTGCTCATAGCGTCGCTCCAAATTGATTTTCGGGCGGTTCTGTGCCCTCTTGCATGGTTGCGGGTTCGGCCTGCTCTTCCTGCATGACGCCACGCTGCTCATCCATCTGGGGCATCATCGGGCGGCTGCCAGAGATGTCGCCCGTCTCGACCGCCGCAGCGATGGTGCCCATGACAATATCTTGGATCTGCTCGGTGGACATGCCGGCCGACGTGGCCGCGATGCGCTTGGTTTCGGCCTCGTACGCCTTGATCCGCAGTTCCTGCGCGTCCATCGACGACTGCACGTTGTTGAGGAGGCCCATCGCCTGCTCAAGCTGCTGCGACACCGCCTCGACCTGCTGCTCGGCCGCCTGCAATTCGGGCGACTTGTCGTCCTCGGCCAGCACCTTCGGGTCGATGATCTTCTTGAAGCGGGCCGCCATCTCCTGCGCACCCGGCCAGTCCATGTTCTTGATGAACAGGTCGCCTGCGACCTGCCACAACTGCGGGCTGGTCTGGAGGATATTGCCCATCGCCTCGACGGCTTCCTGGCGTTTGGTCAGGTAGCTAGGCCCGGTGGTGACCACCACGTCGTAGACGCCGACCGACGGGTTGTATATCTTCTCCAACACAGTGCCCGCCTGATCGACGATCTTCTTGACCGGCTCGGCCTGCATCGGGTTGATCTTTGCCATACCCACCTCGCCGTCCACGCCGATGATGCGGGCGACGCGCTGGGTGTCGTAGATTTTGGGGATCATATCGACCAACTGGCGGGACACGTAGCGAATGGCGCGGCCCAGGTTATCAACGAAGTGGTAAGTGCCGGTGTCGCCCTCCTGCTGGCGGGCGAGGATGGCGCGGCCAGAGCGTTCGTTGCCCTGCTGGCCCAGCGAGGCGTTGTACTGGCCGGTGGTGGCCTTGATGTCCTCAGCGGCGCCCATCTTGGCCTGAATGAGGCCCGTCTGTGCCATCGGGGGCGTCGCGCGCTGAGGCAGGGGCAGCACGTTGCCGGCGCCGTCCTGAACGTCCGGGTTGACCTCCAGGTACGGCCAGTTGGTCGTATTGGCGGTCTTCCACTGCATCTCGTAGCCTTCGAACTGGCCGCCGTAGCCAATGAAGGGGGCCTTGGGCGCCAGAGCCAGCATCTCGGCTTCCTGGCTGACCCAGTAGTTGTACATGCGCTGCGCGTCCTTGGCGTTGCGCACAAGGCCCGACACAAACACGCGGCCATCGACCTCGAACTCATTGCCGACGACGCGCACGACCGGAATCCACTTGCCCGCCCACTCGCGCTCTTCCAGCACCTCGTAGCCATTGGTCTTGAGCCACATCACCCGCTTGCGGTCGGCCTTGCGCGAGCGCAGCGGCTGGCCAAACATGTCGCGCAGCTTCGCGTCCTGCGGCGTGCCGTCAAACATCGTGATGTTGCCGGGGTACAGGTTCAGGGTGGACGGCACGTAGTCTACGTAGAAATATTCCGCAATACGGATAGTATTTTCACTGAGCCACATGCTCAGGGCTTGGTCACCGATACCGCGCGCCAGGATCGAACTGATGGGCTGGGCATCGGGGAACATGCGTTCGTATTCGGCCTTCAGCAGGTCTTCGGTGATGAAGCACCACTTGGCGTCGGAACCGCACGGGTCTTGGATCGTCGGGTCCATGTAGACGCTGAAGGAGTTGCGGATGCGCCCGATCTTCAGGTCTTGGTCAAAGCTGTCGTCGCGGGTGTACTCGGTGAGGATGCGGATGTAGCCCTCGCCGTAGACCACCTGGTTATCGCAGGCGGTGTCGTAAGCCACGTCGGCGTCGGACATGTACTCGATGTGCCGGATGATGCCGTCGAACACCTCGGCCACGGCCACGTCGGCGTTGTCGTCGGCCGGGATGACCTTGGGCGACGGCCTGTTCTGGCGCTGCTCGTTCGTCACCTGCCGGACGTGCTGCGGCAGCTTGTTGATGGTCAGGCAAGGCCGCGCATTGATAGTCTGGCCCTGCACGGACCCGCGCGTGGACAGCACGTCGGCAGGCCACTGCCACTGGTTGTCGGGCGAGCCTGCCATGAACCGGAGGTCATCCAGTTCATCCTCGCGGCTTTCGCTGTAGGCAGCGAGCGCCATCGTGAAACGCGAGCGCATGGTGGCGAGCAGGTCGGACTTGTCCGACCCGCCGTTGGCGACCTGCGCCGCGCCGATGATGCCGTCGTCAGCCATTATACTTACTTCTTTGAACCACGAGGTTCACCTCGACCAGCAGCACCACCAAGATTGCCGCCACCGCTGCTTGTGCTGCGGGAGCTACCGCTACCGCGCGTGCCGCCGCCCCCGCCCATAGGCCCTGCGGGCTGGTTGGTGCGGTTCAGAGCGTTGGACATCTGGCGGTCGTAAGCCGACTGATAGGTCTTGCCCGCAACGCCGGGCTTGCTGGCGCTGGAGCCCGTCGTCGTACCGGTGGTGAAACCAGTCGTGTTGCCGGTGCGCGGGTTGATGGCCATGCTGCCGCGCGGCGCCGACTTGGTCGAAGCCATTCCCAGCGCAGAACGAAGATCGTTTAAAATACTTTTCTTGGCGACCGGTGTGACGACTGGCTTCTTGGCGGTCGGCTTGACGACAACCGTTGGCTTCTTGGCGGGCGGCTTTACCGTCGGCACGTAGGTGCGGGGGATGGTCTTAGCAATGGTAGGCTTCTTGTTCTTCAGTCCGGCCGCATAGCTTGGCAGCGACGTAAGGTACGTCGGAACGCGAGCGGTAATGGCTTTTTTAGTCGTGATGTTTGCGCCCAGATTTGTAACTGGCGAACCCAATGCAGGGCTGTTAGGATAGCTCTCCGCGCGAACGGTGCTACCTGCACGGTATGAGCCCTCGCCGCGAGGTTTGTCGCCAGCCACCATGCTGCTCATGCGGTTGCTGCGAGAGCCACCCATACTACTAGATTTAGCCATTGTCCTGTTCCTTATCGAGTGGGCCGGCGCGGGTTGTTGCGGCCGGGTATCGGGTTGCGGGGATAGATCGTGCCGTCCTTGACACGCGGCGTCTGGTCAGGCGCGCGGTTGACGCGCGGTCTGTTCAAGATCGTGCCGTCCTTGACCGGGGTGCTGCCGTAGGGCGCCGCCAGGTTGGACATCACCTGCACCGGGCGCTTGCGCACCGGCTTCGCGGGGACGCCCATCGGCGGTAGTTCGCCACCAAGTTTCGGTGCTTCCTGTTTAGATTTACCCTTGGCCGGCGGATTTACAACGGTGGGTAGCGAAGATGGCGACGGCATCTTCTTGGGCTGTGAAGAGCTAAACTTTTTGGGTAGCGTTGTCACTGTCAACTGAGGTGACCGCGCGCCAGCGTTGGACGACTGAGACATACCCTTGACCAGCGGTGGCTGGCGAGGGGTTGACGAAGGCGGCAGCGCGCGCGACGGCATCTTCTTGGGTTGTGAAGACCGAAAGTTCTCAACCATTTTTCTTCCCCTGCGCCTTGCGCTTGACCGAATACGCGATTGCGACGGCTTGACGTGCGGGCTTTCCGGCCTTGATTTCGGCCTTCAAATTGGCCCGAAATGCCCCTTTTGAGGCTGATTTGACTAACATCACTTTTTCCGTGTTTTGGCTGACTTGCGGAAGTCGGCAGCCGTCGGCGCGCCCTTGGTGCCCGGTTTGCGCATCTTTTCGCCCGATCCGGCGGCAATGCGGGCCTTTTTGGCGTTAATTGCAGCGTATAGGCCCGGTTTCATCAGCACTTCCACCTTCTCATTGAGGCTTTTGCGCGGCTGCCTTCGTCTGTTTTGGCTGCAATTGGAGCCATTCTCGCACAAAAACTAGCCTTTCGTCCAGCATCTTCTTTAGTGCGCGGGTTGGGCGCCGGAGCCTTCAGTTTGGAGCCCGTGGCGCGGTTAACTTTGGCCCGACCTTTGGCGGTCAGGCCCGCACCCTTGCCGACAGGCAGCTTTTCGCCACGCTTAACGGACAAGTTGACCATGTTACGTGCAATGGATGATGGCGTAGTTCAGCACCAACGTATCTCCGGGGGATGTAGAGCCCACTAAGTTACGCACGGCGATGATTGCGGCACCGGAAGTCAAACTGGTGACGTAGGCAGTGTATTGCCCCGCAGTCGTTGCGCCGGAACCGACGTTAATAATCATAGCATCCTTGGCGCTGATGAGAGAGTTGTTCAGCGTGAACGTTGCAACGTCATTGGCCGCGATTGTTGAGGCCGCCGTCGTGATCTGGCCAGCAGACTTGTTCAGCGTGACGGCAGTGCCTTTGTTGGTCAACTGCGTGACGGTGCCCTGCGCATCGGCCGAGTAGCCAATTTCGTCGGTGGCGTAGATGTCCGCGCCGGAAAGGGTGTCAGCCCCTGAAATGTCCTGATCTGAATACGCCACGCCAATAGATTTGGTATTGCCCATTAGCTACCCATCCAAGAAGTTAAGACGCCAGACCGACCATACGACCGCCTCTGTATCTTGTCAACGGGGGTGCGGTGGCCGACAGGGTACGCAAAGGTCACGGCGATGGCGTCGGCCGCGTCAGGGCTTGCAAGCCCCCGCGCCTTCATCTCCTTCTTGCCTTCCAGGAAGATTGTGCCCTTGCTGTCCGGCTTCATCTTGGGCGACGTCAAGTCGGACTTGAGCAGCTTGTCCGTCGGGACCGACGCCGTCTTCAGCCACTCGCGCATGTTGCCCCACATCTCAGCCCGCTTGTTGCCGTACATGATGGGCTTCACCGACTTGTTGCCGAAGTTGACGCCCTTGACCTGCTTGTAGCGCTGCTCCTTGAGCCGGTCCACGACGCCGGCGCCCAGCCCGCCCTCGTCGATGACGACCAGTGCCGGGTTGTACTCCTCGATGGCCTCGATCACCCGCCCGACGATCTCCATGGTGTCGTCGCCCCTGTAGCGCTTGATGACGTTCAGGTCGCGCCCTTGCCGGACGGCGATGACCGTCGCGTCGGCCCCGAACCGGGCCGGATCGACGCCGATGATGATAGGGGCGGTAGCGTCCTTGTACCTCGGCCGCTGGGTGGCGTCGTCAACGAGATAAACGGGGATGAACTGATCATCTCCAGCGCTCGGGAACTCACCGTAGACTTCAACATGCGCCTGAACGCTGTCAGGCCCGTACTCTTGGATAAGCTGCTCATAGACTGCCTTGTCCGTCCCTTCGACCGATCTTGCATCGACGACCTTGTTGCGCCAGAAGTCCCGCTTGGCGTTGAACGCTTCGTAAAAATACCCGGTATTGCGGCGCGGGTTGGAAAACGCCATCCAGAAGCGGTTGGGCGTGTTCTCGGTGAAGAAGCCCGCCGCAACCGACCAGATGGCGTCGGAGATGCCGCTTGCCTCGTCGAAGATCAACATCACGCCGTCGAAGTTGTGGACGCCCGCGTAGGCGTCCGGGTTCTCCTCGGACCACAGCCGCCCCTCGACGCCCCAGTAGCGCGTGCCCTTCTTCAGGTCGCGCTCGACCAGTTCCGTCAGCCACTTGGCCGGCATCACGCGGGTGGCGCTGACCTCGAACCAGTGGCCGTTGAGTGAGAGGGCCAGCCACTTGGTGATCTCGGCCCAGGTGACGCTGCGCAGCTGCGTCTCGGAGTTGGCCGACACGATGGTGGTGGACCCGATCCGGGTGGACAGCATCCAGATGACCAGCCAACTGACGAGTGCCGACTTGCCGATGCCGCGCCCAGAGGACACCGCCATCCGCAGCACGTTGAAGTCGATCTTGCCGTTGTTCTGCTTGATGTGCTCGCCAATGTCGCGCAGCACCTCGCGCTGCCACTTGCGTGGTCCTGCAAAGTTCTCTAGCGGCGTGTTCTTCTGCCCCCACGGGAACAGCCAAAGCACAAACTTCAGCGGGTCGTCCTTGAGCGCGGGCGTCCACAAGGACGCCATGAGCGCCATCTCATCTTCGGCATTATACTGTGTCGTTTGCATAGTCTTCCACCGTGAGGTCTATGACGCGCCGCTGCGCCTCTTCCAGCGCGGCCGTTATGCTGATCTTTTGGTCGATGGTCACCTCGATGGCCTGCTTGGCAGCCCAATCGTGGCTGTAGCGGAGCATGTTCAGCGCGGCGTTGGCGTCGCCCTCACGCGCCGCTGTGTACAGCGTCTGCGCCATCTCCATCTCGCCATCCGCGCGCCCCTTCTGCTCGGCGAACGCCGCGATGGGGTCAAACTGCGTCAACTGGCGGTACTCGACCGGCAGCATCCCTGCGGCGAGTGCGAGCGCATCACCCTTCAGGCCCATCTTGGCAGCACTGTAGATCGCCTCCAGACGCGCCTCGGTGGCTTCCAGCTTGCGTGGCTCGTAGGGGAGCGATTGGAAAGTCATGACGCAAAAGTAACAGATTGATTGATGGGGGTCACGAAAAAAAATTTCGGCTGTGGCCCCTGGCCAAAGCAACAGCAGCAGCGCGCAAGGCCCTGTCCCCCCCGGCCCTGAGGCCCTCAGCCAAAATCGGCCGGCCAGCCGGGCAGCACATAGGAATATAGTTCTATGCTACCGGGGATTGTGGTATGCAGCTAGTAGTTGCGTGCCATGTGCCGCGGTCCTTTTTGCTTCCGATGACTAGACACTAGCACATGGCTAGGGGACTGTCAAACATTTTCTTATGGGGCAATATGGGTAGTCAGATTGCAGCATGAAGCGCCGTCGTGGCGTCGGAGCGGTTGACGTGACGTCATGGGCATTATGGGCAATATGGGCAATGCCCTTTTACATCGCACCCCTGAATCGCTGCACTGCAACATAAAGACATCCTTATATTGTAATTTTGAAAATTCATAGGT